GAGTTTGAGTTCAAGGTTGCCGAAAAATTGAAGGAGTTTGCGGTTCCCGAGATGTACCTCTTTAGGAAGTGTCCCATCCAAGATAAAACACCCCAAAGAATACGCAAAGGTGGGAAACCTGGTTCCAAGATGGGTCATTTTGTCCAGCCAGCACGACGTACCAAACCCAAGGATATTCTTTATATGGAACTTCTTAATGGTATGTCGTTGTATTCGTGGTGGCAAACTAATCCATCTCTTGATGCGATGAAGTCTGTAATTGTACAGGTTTTTGATAATCTCTACCGAATTAACCAAAAATTTCCAGACTTCCGTCACCGCGATTTACACGATGGTAATGTGATGGTTAATCCAGATGCTCTCAAGACCCAATACACATGGGACGTTGACCTCGGTCGTAAAGTAATTCGAAACGACCCAGGTGGATCTTTTAGGAGTCGTCTCGGTTCACCAGATATCAAAAAATATAAGCGTACAAACGCTGGTGTGGAAGCGACTATCATTGATTTTGGTTTATCTTACTGGTCCAGGCAAATGCCAAACCCAGAAACGGCTGATGGTGGATATGATAGTGCGGGTATATACGGACATGGACAAGGTCCAGGTACGAGATACTATGATACGCATAGGTTCTTGTATGTCATTTATCGTAAAGTGAGACAGCCAGAAAATGCTAAGGAGCGAGCTATTAAAAAATTCATCGAAGAACTCATACCAAATAAAGAGTTCCTAGAGTTTAACGGAAAATTTACCAGTCAGGGATATCTACTCTCAGATTACCACGTCGCCCTCCGAGAAAACCTCCCCACCTTCAAAACTATTTTGACACACCCATTCTTAACTGGTGAGGAATCAACGAATAGACCAAAGACTCTCACGGAGGCTCTCAAAATGCTTCCCAAGCCCAAGACTCCCGTCAAGGTTAAGACACCCAAGGCTAAGACTAAGACTCCCAGCCCCAAACTCTCAAATACAGAAAAGAAGAAGAAGATGAACAGTGCGATTAAGAGGGCTGTGGCTGCATTAGCTAAGCCAAAAGCCAAACCGGCACCCCGAAGGAGACCTGGTGTTGTGCGCCCCAACCCAGTCCCTGAGATTCAACCAGCTAGTCCAAGCCCCAAGGCTAACGCACCCTACGAGGTGATGTCGCCTTCCAATATGTTGGAATATGCAGCGAAGATTGAAAGTGGGAGGAAGAAGGCTGCGAACAAGTTAAATGCTAGGATTCAAGCCATCAAGGCCACGAAGGGTAAGACCCCCACACCCGTTCGTCTCAAGGAGAAGTTCTCTTTCGTCAATGTAAAGGGTAAGAAGCGTGAATTTGTCAGGAAGTTTGCATACGATAGGGCTTTGGCTAAGAACAAGGCTGAGAGGGCTAAGAAGAACGAGTACTGGAGGTCTTTTGTTGACGTAAACGGTAAGAAGCAAGAATTTGAGAGTAAGTCCGCATATCATGAGGCTAAGCAAAAGAACTTGCAAGCTTACGCCGCCAAGTTCCAGAAAAAGATCAATCGTCAGATACAACTTGGACGTGATGCACGGTTCTCGTTCGTTGACGTAAACGGTAAGAAGCGTGAGTATGTGAGAAAGGGTATGTATGAGAAGGCTCTGGCTAAGAATAAGGCTGAGAGGAGTCTCCGTGCCAAGATCCGGGAAGCGTGGGGCGGCAAGGCCAAGACGGTCACACCCAAGGTCAAGACCCCCACACCCAAGGCCAAGTGGTCTAACGCAAATAATAAACAATTCATGGAATTGTTGGCACGGGAAAAGAACGCACAGAGAAAACTTGCGAATATGATGAACAAGGCGAGGCCTCTCAAGAATGGACCATCTAACCCGGCGGTTGCGTACGCTCTCAATACTCCCAAAAATACCAAAAATATAAACAAGTACGTGAACGGTCTATCAAATGATGAACGCAATATGCTCAAAAAGAAGATTTGTAAACCTTAAAAAAATATTTACCTATAATAAAATATGCAGCGCTCAACAATTTTAGTTGCAGTGGCAATCGTTCTCGTTGTCTTTTTGCTCTACAGGAACACAACCAAGGCCTCCCCAGGTGGTAAAAAGTGGACCGTTTACGGAACAAAGGGGTGTGGGTGGACAGTCAAGCAGTTGGATTACATGAAGAAGGCTGGTAAGCCCCATGTATTCGTCGACTGTGACAAGGGTGGGTGCGACGGTATGACCGCTTTCCCTACCCTCAAGGGTCCTAACGGGGAGAAGATCGTTGGATACAACGAAGTTTAAATCATTTATTATTCAAGAGTTGATTGTATCAACTTATCAATAATGAAATATATAGTATTAAGAATGTGTCCATGTTTTTGTCGCGAAATCATAGGAATGAATTAAACCAGCTTCAGAATTTGCAAGTGTGAGAGCAGGTGTCGTATATTCAGTCATTATACTCTGATTTTCATCTAATAACTGAACTTTAATTCCAACGAGACGACTTCCATATTGTGGTCTATCATGCAGTCTTACGGATTTAATATTTGTTGGGTTGGCGAGTTCAATTTGCAACCACTGTTTTTGAGGCTGAGAATTATCGTGAATTGGTCCACCTATGTACCCACCAGTTAAATCGTTACCGTCAACTAGGTTAGGGAGACTAGCGACATAATCGGGGTTTGCCATGTCATTCATAATAACACCCTTATTAATGGCTACATTGGTACCGGCCTCATCAAAGACACTTACTTCCCGTAAATTTATATATCTCTGATTCCAATCAGTAATATCTTCGGTCTTCGCTACTCGAACGTATGTAGCTTCAGGAAGAGTTGGAGTCGTAGCCGCTGCCGCTGGAGCTGGAGTTGGAGTCGTAGCCGCTGCCGCTGCCGCTCCAGCTCCAGCTCCAGCTCCTGGGGTTTCCTCACCACCACTCATCACACCAGAAACTATACTGGAACAAATACAACACATACTGAGGACCCCAAAAGCACCTATTATTTTGGGATCCATTTTTTTTATTACTATACTATGGTATTTTTTTTACTGATATGATTGGTGTTTCAACTTATCAATAATGGAAATTAGATGCCACGTACAATCTGAAGGGCAAGAGAAAGGATGAACGCATCGGTCAAGTTGCTAATAGGCTTGAGGATGGAGATGTGCTTCACAAGGGAGCGGTTCCATACGACACGGAGAAGGAATGTGCTGATGAGCACAACAAGTAAAAAGGTGAGAACCTCGGTGATAATTTCGGACCTGGACTTGGCTTTGGCAACCTCTTGAATCATTTATTACATGTGGATATTTTTTTCTAGGTAAACTACAAATGAGGGCTCTTCCCCTGAGTGGCTCGGAAAGTAGGTATACAAACAGGCGGTGGTCGACACCAAAGGGTATTGGAAACAATAATTGTTATGCCTATGCCGTTGGGGACTACGAGGCATATAGGTGGCAAAAGTCTATACCAGGTGATCGTTCTGGTCTTTCAAATGGACACCATACCTATACCCACTGTACTGGACTTCCTAAGCGCGTTATTTCTGACAATCCTAAGAGGGTGTACAAGGCGGGTGCCAATGAAAAATGCAAAAAGGGTTATTTCAAGGTTATGATGTTTGTTTCGCCTGGAAGACCTATGAACTACATCCGACAAGGGGATTTCCACTTTTACAAGCAACATGGGATGGTTGAATACAAAATCAAACCTGGGGATACTATCAAAGCTGTAGCCAAATTCTTTAAAGTACCTGAATCACGGGTAAAGAAAGGTGGTCAGTTTAAGGTTGGTAAACGTGTAATTTTTAAAGCCAATGTATTCAGTCACAAGCGTGGTTGGGCTACTGGTCCGCTTCTGACTGATGCTAAAGGTAAGGCCATCACTGACCCCCGTAAGGCTTCTAGGGACTATCCAGGTCTAAACTACGAGAAATATTGTAGTTCATTCTGTGTCAAGGACACTGGGATCAAAGTCGGTAGGACTCACCCCAAGGTCCGCTAAGATACTTTCAAGATCTGGTACTTCATCCACATCAAAATTAATATCAAATAGATCTAAAACTTGAAATATAGACCCCTGATTCAAGGACACAGAATTCGCCGTTGCTGTGTAATTGTTTTGTATAGTGACTGTAATTTTAAATTGTGTACCATCTATCACTTTTCGACAAATCGGGCATGTATTCCTACCTGTGTTCTTCCATTCCTGTAGACAGTGGGAATGAAACATATGTCCGCACCGGGCTGGAGGATTTGTCCTCGTACACCGGACTTCATTCAGACATATGGAACATGTTGACATTCTATAGGAAGGTTTTAAAGTTTTTTTGGGGATTTTTCTCAGTTAGTAGATCTTGGAGGTATCCACGAGAGGATTGTCACACTTAATGCATGGTCCCTTACCTTGTACATTCTCCTGCACCTTGGTGAGGAGCTGAGGACCCTGAGATTGGAGGAGCTTACGGTAGGAGTAGTTGTCCTCGAAAGAAATACCATTTTGCTTCATAACATAGTTGTTAAAGAGCTGAGCTGAAGAGTTTACGGTGAAGCACCGACCATCGGCCATACCAAGTCGCTGCGACATATTGTTATTATACACCTAGAATTTTATTTGCCTGTTGGTAATTGTTCTCATCCAAGAATTGAATCCTTTCTCTTTGAGAAGTTTGACAAAAGGATCACATCTATATCCCAAATAAATATCAAATACATCAGTTTCTTCTGTGCGTGACACTCGAATCTGGGGATTTTCATTTATGTGGTTGTTGATGATGTTGTAGGCAAATGCAATCTCCTTGAGGGTCTCCGCCCCTGTAATGATAATTTTACCGGTACTGAAAATACTGGTAGTAATCTCCTTCATATCCTCTGAAGGCTTGAACTTGATCTTCACTGCAGAATACCTATCTGGTTCAAAAGAAACCTTAAAAATGTCATCATACTCCTCAAACCAATCGGCAACCTTCATGAGGTTGATATTGTAGTTGAGACTGAAGTTGGAGTTAATCATAACAACACGGAATGAATCCACCGGTACTTCAATTTTCAAATCCAAAAAGGTTTTGAAAATATGAACAAGTTGGGTGATGATGCGTTTGCAATCGAAGAGATCACAACATCCCGCCACTTGGATCGAACCGTTGGGGAACACCTTGACAGACTTAGTACTGTAGGTGTCGTGGTATGTTAAGGTCACCTGGTTGTAGAAAGTCGTCGGTTTCAATTTCCACTCAAAACCATCTGTTTTGGTACCCACACGTCGCATCTTATAGGAACCAATTTCTTCGAATAAACCTCGAAGTCGCTTTATATCAATCTGTTGCATAAAGCTCGACACCATAGTGATTGTTGTAATCTTTATCCATGAGGGTCTAGTCTCATCCGGTAGTTCTTTTCGTATCTCATCGAGAGTGAGGAGATACGAAAAGCTATTATTTGCAATAGTTGAATACATTTTTGGACATACTTTTTACATTGTGGGAGGTTCACTTAGGTGTCGTTTAGGGAATTGTGTTTAATTTGAAAAATTAGACCCAAGCAGTTCCGGGGAATGTGAAAGTATATGTAGCAGCTTCGGTTGTAATAGCGGGTGTTTCCTTAATAACCGTGGTGCCATCCGCACCAAGAATTACAGCTTTTACACCAATAGCGCGTTTCTGACAACAGTCTACCCGGTTAGTAATCTTAATCTTCCCAATCTCTTGGACCGAGCCCAAATCAACAGTAAACTCATCTTTTACATTTACATCACGACCCCAAGTGTGGGCGAAATTTGTCATGTTACCATCGATCAGATTGGTACCGGGGTAATTAGCCGCTAATGAAGTCCCAGTTACACCCCGTACGTCATCAGTTAAACTTCTCCACGCACCCGGGCCGGCGGCCGGGTCCTCTGCAAAAATCTCAAGCTCGGCGAGATTGAGGATTTTATGTTTATCGTCGTCGTTACCTGGGGCATTCGCGTCATGGGCGACTGTATGTTCCAGTCTGACGTACTGACCACTTGGGAGAGTGGGTACCACTGGGGTTTTGGCTCCCGCTCCAGCTCCAGCTCCAGCTGCTGAGTCTGATGAATCATCTCCGTCACCACCCATCATTAGGGCAGCTACACTTGAGGAACAACATACCATCATTCCGACACCTGCTATAGCGGCGACAGCAGCCATCGTTTTTATTACTATACTCTGGTATTTTTTTTTGGTTAAAGATGAGACTCTCCATTTAAGTACATGACATCTTTCCTTAAATCTGCAAAGCATGTTTTTGATGTGGAGTCTGATCTCTCCTATGTTGAGATTGTCTATGACCGGTACATAAGGAATAAGGGATACTCGACCTTCACCGATTACCTCAATACAGAGCCTTTTGCTGATTGGGTATCATTAGAGTCAAATAATCACTCAATTGTTTACGAGAAGTTTCTTGATACAATGGTTAAGAAGACTCTAGAGGTGAGACAGCGTATGGCTGAACTTTCACTCGAAAGTTTCTTAACTTACGACCAGGATATTCGTAAGTATGTGCGTGTAGCCCACGCAGTTAAGATTCTAGATCCAACATTCCAGCCACCCCGTATTAATATGGAGAGTGCTTGGCAAGTGGAGTTTATTAAGAAGTTTTGTAAGAAATCAATAATAGATTCAATTCAAGAATGTAAAAAGAAGTCCCGTCTCAAGTATTTCTTCAACGTACTAAAATTAATAGAATTAGAGCAATGAGAATAGAAATGACAATTAATTGGGTTGTTGTATTTTTACGCTCAACACCAACAACAACTGGTTCCCTCTCCCTGCCACATCCAAGTCCGTAATCAATATTACGGCGGGGTTGAACATTCCTGTCTATTTTACAGGGTTGTTTCTCAGGTTTGCATAGTCCAACTGTGCAAAAAACACTTTTACCAGTGGGTGGGATACCTCCACTTTTAGGAACCTCTTGAAAATCTTCAAAATTACCCGTCTGTCTCACACCTCCTGGAAGCGAGAAATCGTGTTGGACAAATGGGTTGATGTCATCAATGGCAGCTTGATCATTGAGCATAAACTCACTCATTATTGTTATTACTTCAGATTATATTTCTTGTCCACCATCTTGATTTTATGTTCATCCCACATCTTGTCTAAATCGACATTTAGCATATGTGCCAATTGAAAGAGATAACTGAACACATCCCCCATTTCCATCATAACATCTGTTCCTCTCTCCTTTTTTAGATTTGTCTTCTTGTATGTTTTCTTATATTGTCGAATTGCGGATGCGAGTTCGCCAACCTCTTCTGTCAGGAGAAGCCACACTGTATCAATGGGGGCACGATCCCACCCCTTAGACCTGCACACCTTTTCTGTTTCACATTTGTATTTGTTAAGACTCATACTTATTCTACAGGGGACTCAAAGCTTTAATTGATTCCAATCTTATTGTTAAAATCAATTTTATTTCCGGTGGTACTGGTATTTACAGGTCGATCCATGGGTGTACTAATGGTATCGATATCCTCAGCATAGGCAATATATTGAGATACACCGGTTTGAATTTGAGACATGGCTGAAGATATGACCTTGGTGTTCATATACTTAACCTGTTCATTGACTTGAGTGTATTGATCACCAGAGTTGTTGATAAATACAACACGCATCATGGCGAATAAATCATCGGGGTTCTGATAATCTATGGAAATGCCAGTCTTATTTTTAAACGCCTGACGAATTCCACGTTGAAGAAGATTCTTGTTGAAATCCGAAAAGAACAAAGTGTTCAGTGGGGTCTCACACTGCTGAATAGAATTAAGGTGGAGGTTATCACACATTTAATATAACCCCCGAAAAAAATTGTCTGTACATATTAAATGTTGACCATGTCTGACTTCGATGAGGCGTACGCCAGCAAACCCAACAATGTCGAACCAATTCCATGCAAGGCTCCCGAGTGCTTCGTGGGTTCTTACCCTCCTGTGGCCAAGGCTGGCGAGCCTGGTCCATTTTTCGTAAACACTTACCTTCTCCAACCCAATCGCAAAATGGAAGTGGCGGGAACAGTTTCTGTTCGAAGTGCTGACCTCGAATGTAAGAAATAAGGTTAAAAATAAAAATTGAAGAGAATGTATATGAGGGTCATTAAACGCTCAGGTCGTATTGAGGATATGAGATTTGATAACGTCACCAATAGGATCAAGAATTTAACGTCTGGACTTTCAGACAAATGTGACTCTCAAAAAATTGCTCAACAGGTTTTTTCATCAATGTATGATAACATCACCACACAGGAAATAGACGTTCTCTCTGCTGAAATTTGTATTGGTTTGATTACATCAGACCCAGACTATGAAGTTCTCGCAACTCGTATTATTGCGAGCAATATTCATAAAGTATGCCCTAACAACTTTCATCTCGCAATGCGAAAGCTTCAGAAGGCGAATATTATCACAGATGAAGTCGTTGAGGTTGCTCAACAGGTAAAAGAATATATTAAAACCGACCGAGATTTTGACTTTGGATATTTCGGTTTAAAAACTCTCGAAAAAAGTTACCTTCAAAGGGTTGAAGGAAAGTTGATTGAAACGCCTCAGTATCTCTTCATGCGTGTTGCTATCGGTATTCATGGTAAAGACATCCCAGCTGTTCTCGAAACATATGACGAGATGTCCCAAGGTTTCTTCATCCATGCTACACCCACTCTATTCAATGCGGGTACACCACGACCTCAGATGTCCTCATGTTTTCTTATCGCAAACAAGGGAGACTCTATTGATGGTATTTATGGAACTCTAACTGAGTGTGCACAAATTTCGAAGTGGGCTGGTGGAATTGGTATGCATATCCATGATATTCGTAGCAATAAGTCCCGTATTAGGGGTACCAATGGTCAATCTGATGGTATCATCCCAATGCTTAGGGTATTCAATGCAACTGCACGATATGTCAATCAGGCAGGTCGTCGTAAGGGTTCGATTGCTGTATATGTTGAACCATGGCATGCAGATATAATGGACTTCCTGGAGTTGCGTCTCAACCAAGGTGATGAGGAGGCACGTTGTAGGGACCTTTTCAGTGCTATGTGGATTCCTGACCTCTTCATGAAGAGGGTTGAAGAAGGTGGTAATTGGTCTCTGTTTTGCCCGGACAAAGCTCCAGGTTTATCCGATGTATACGGTGAAGAGTTTGAGGCTCTCTACACAAAGTATGAAGAGGAGGGTCTAGCTAATGCAACTGTACCAGCTACAGAAGTTTGGAAGGCCATTCTTAAGAGTCAAACTGAGACTGGAACTCCCTATATGCTGTATAAGGATGCGTGCAATAAGAAGTCCAACCAAAAGAACTTAGGAACTATTAAGAGTTCTAACTTGTGTACCGAAATTATTGAGTATACAGACAAAGATGAGACATCCGTGTGTAACTTGGCATCTATCGCACTTCCAAAGTACGTAAACAAGGAAACGAAAACCTTCGATTATGACAAGCTTCATGAAGTCACTAAGACTGTAACTAAGAACTTAAATCGAGTTATTGATAGGAACTTTTACCCAGTTGAAACTGCTCGTCGCTCTAATATGAAGCATCGTCCAATTGGTCTCGGTGTTCAGGGGCTCGCAGATGTTTTCATTCTATGTGGTCTTCAATTCGACTGTGAGGAATCCCGTCTTATGAATGCACACATTTTTGAGACTATTTATCATGCCGCACTTGAAGCGAGTTCGGAGTTGGCTGAGATAGATGGTTCGTATGAAACTTTTAAGGGTTCTCCAGCTTCTGAAGGTATTCTTCAACCAGATATGTGGGAAGGTGAAACCAAATTCAGTGGTCGGTACGACTGGGATGCTATGCGTGAACGTGTAAAAACAAAGGGTCTTAGGAACAGTCTCCTTCTCGCTCCCATGCCTACAGCCTCCACCGCACAGATTTTGGGTAATAACGAGTGCTTCGAACCGTACACAACTAATATCTATTTGCGCCGCACCCTAGCTGGTGAATTTGTTGTTGTCAACAAGCACCTCGTCGATCATCTTAAGAATGTGGGTCTCTGGAGTAAGGAAATGAAAGACCTCATGGTTAAGGCTGGTGGTTCTATTCAGAACATTGTAGACATCCCTGATGATATTAAGAATCTTTACAAAACTGTGTGGGAAATTAGCCAAAAATGCATTATCGATATGGCAGCAGACAGGGGTCGTTTTATTGACCAATCACAATCTATGAATCTCTTCATGGAGAGTCCGACAATGTCTAAACTTTCTTCTATGCACATGTATGCATGGAAACAAGGCCTCAAGACTGGTATGTACTATCTGAGATCTAAGGCAAAGGCTCGACCAATCCAGTTCAGTCTAGAGCCAGATTGTGTGGCCTGTTCGGCTTAAAGTTTTAAACCTACATATGAATTAGAAAGATGGACAAGGCTATCGACAACTTACAAATTAACGCATTTAATAATCGGAAAATTGTCATAAGTACAAAGCAGGGTACACCCCTACGTGTCCAATTTCCTCGGATGTATATGCCATTTGGTGTATCAGGGTTTACACCTGAGGTTGGTCAAACTAAGTATAATATTGACTTTGCAATCAAGGGTTATGACGAGGAAGATAGCTACATGAATAAATTTTACGACTCTGTGCGTAAACTTGAGGATCAAATCATCGATTCGGTTGTCGAACAAAGTGAAGTAATTTTCGGAGCACCTATGACAAAGGAGCAATTGTTACCAATGTTTAACTCCAACGTAAAGGAGGCACCTGGTCGCGAACCAAAGTTTCGCGTTAAGGTTGATACGACTATGGATGATCAAATCAAACCAAATGTATTTGATGCGGATAAAAACCCACTAAGGGATAATGCGACTAATGGTCTCTATGCAAGAAATTCGGGACATGCTATTGTTGAACTCAATAGTGTGTATTTCTTGAACAGAAAGTTTGGGTGTACATGGAAGCTTCATCAGCTGATTGTTTACGAGCCACAGAACTTGAAGGGATTTCAATTCGTTATTTAGAATTAGATTTACTTAACATTAATATACTATATATAGCCTGAGCCTCCTTGAGCAATTTACCCTGAACCCTGGTAAATTTCTGTGGGTCCAAACCAAGCTT